TTCACCCTGGCCAAGACGTTCAGCGTGACCTCGACTTTCCCGGCCATCCACAAGGCCGGGCTGTTCCAGGTGAGCACCGCGTCGTCCTCGCTCCTGTCCTTCGAGACGGTGCTGAACGCCGACGCCAACGTGGTCAACGGCGACTCGCTCGCCCTGACCTGGACCATCACGCTCAGCTGAGCGATGGCGGCCGTCACCCAGCTCGACCGGGTTGCGACTACGACGGCGGGCAACAAGTCCACGACGTCGGTCGCCGTCACCCTCGGTGGGTTCATCCTCATCATCGCCCACAACAGCGGGCGGACCACGGCGCAGGTCGGAACCCTGTCCGACGACAACCCCGGACCGGCTGAGACGTACACCCAGATCACGTCGGCCACCAAGAACACCAGCGCCGACTCGCAGTGGGTGTTCGTCCGCAACCAGCCGATCGAGAACACGACCAACACCATCTTCACCTGGACACAATCGGGTGACACAGGTGGCGGGCTGGTCGTGTTCCAGATCACCGGGATGACCATGTTCGGGCCGGGCGCCATCCGCCAGACCGGCAAGCAGGACAACGCCGGCACCGGCACGCCGTCGATCACGATGGGCAAGGCGTTTCTGACCGGCAACGCTGGCATCGGCCAGGTTCACACCGGGCAGACCGGGACGACCAACACCGCGCCGCCGACCTCCTGGACCGAAACCGGTGACGCGGGCTATTCCACGCCGTCGACCGGCGTCGAGAGCGTCACCCGCAACAGCGGCGAGACGAACACGACCGTCGCCTGGACGGCGGCCACCACGTCGGCCTTCTCGTCGGTCCTGATCGAGCTCGACACGACCTTCGTCCCGCACCGCAACCCCTACGTCCCTCTCCTCCCGCAATAAGGGCCGCCGATGTACTCCGTGACGATGCAGAACCAGACCATCGTGGCCGACGCCACGCTGGTCATCATCCACACCGACTCGACGCTGGCCACCGGCGGCTCGACCATCGAGATCCTGCGGGCGTGGGTCGGCAACCAGGCGACTGAGGCGTCCGACCAGCTCGGCATCATCCTCGGCACCAAGGTCAGCGCGTTCGGCACCTACACCAGCACCACGCCGGTCGGCCACTTCGTCGATGGCCGGGTGTCGGGCATCGTGGGCGGCACGTCCGGCGCGGAGGGAACAGCCGGAACCGACGCATCCGCCGAGGGCGCGGGTGCGGTCACGCCGATCATCTACGACGGCTTCAACAACCTGAACGGCTGGCTGTGGGTTCCCGTTCCCGAGGAACGGATCATCCTCACTTCCGACAAGGCCATCGTGCTCAAGATCGTCGGCACGCCGGCAACCCTGACCAACTGGTCGGCCGGGATCACCTACCACGAACTGAACTAGGAGCGGGCCGTGCCTGGCCTGTTCCGCCATCCACCACAACCGCAACAGCGGATCAAGAAGGTACAGCCGGCCGCCGCCGGCGGCACGCTGTACGACCGCACCTGCGCCGACAGCCTGACCTTCTCGGACAGCGTCGTTCGTGTCCTCACTCTGGCCCGGACCAATGCCGACAGCGTGACCTACGGGAACAGCGTCGCCCGCGTCCTCACCCTGAACCGGACCGCGTCCGACTCGGTGACCTACGGCAACGCCGTCACCCGCACACTGACCCTGCTGCGTTCGAACGCGGACAGCCTCGGCTTCGCCGATGCGGTCGTCCGGGTGCTCACTCTCAATCGGACCGCGTCGGACAGCATCACCTACGGCAACACTGTCGCCCGAGTCCTGACCCTGCTCCGCACCGCGGCGGACGGGCTGGGCTTCTCGGACTCGGTCGTTCGCGTTCTCACCCTGTTCCGGGTCAACGCCGACTCGCTGACGTTCGGGGATGCGGTCGCGGGCATCAAGCTCACGATCCGCACGGCGGTCGATGCGCTCAACATCTCGGACGCCGTCACCAGGACGCTCACCCTCGCCCGCACCAACGCCGACTCGTTGACCATCGGCAACACCGTCGTCCGGGTGCTCACCCTGGTCCGGTCGAACGCCGACACGCTGACGATGGGCGACGCGGTCACGCGGGCGCTCACGCTGCTCCGCACCGCCGCTGACAGCCTGACCTATGGCAACACCGTTGTCAGGGTGTTGACCCTGCTCCGCACGGCGGCCGACAGCGTCACCTACGGCAACACGGTGGCCCGCGTCGTCACCTTCGTCCGCTCGACCGCGGACTCGCTGGCCATCACCGACAGCATCGCTCGCGCCGTGACCGCCGTGCGGACTGCGGCCGACGCGCTCGGGATCAGCGAGGCAATCGCCTACATCGTCATCCCGGTCGGCGGAGTCGTCGCCGCCGGCTTCGCGCCGGTGGCCCACGCCTTCCACGTCATGGCCGTTGCCGTATCGCATGCGTTCCGCCCTGGGGCTGAGACGAAGGACGGCAGCCCGACCGGGCAGGCCACCTCGAGCACCCCGACCGCCACCGCAGAGCACGACAAGCCGGAGCACTAATGGCCAACGTCATCAAGGTCACCGCCGAGAACGCCGACGAGCTGCTCAACGCGGGCGCGTATGGGGCGGGTGCCCTCATCCAGATCCAGTCGTCGGCCACCGAGGCGGGCGCGTTCGTCGACATCAGCGGCACCGGCAGTACGCCCACGATCGCGCTGGTGGCGGGGACGTACACCTACTCGGGCTACGACCCCAACGGCGCGAGCACGACCTGGTACAAGACCCGCTTCCGCAACGTCGGCGGCACGCTCGTCTCGGACTACTCGGCTGCGTTCCAGGCCAGCGCCGAGGGTTCGGGTCTGCTCGCCAGCCTGTACGACCTCAAGCAGCGGCTCGAGATCCCGTACACCGATACCGCGCAGGACGAGAACTTGCTGGAGTGGCTCCGTCAGGCGACCGCGTTCATCCACACCTTCACTGGCCGGGTGTTCACCCCTGACGGCACGACCACCTACCGGGTCCACACGACCTCGGGCTATCGGCTGTACCTGCCACGGGGCATCGTGTCGGTCACGACCCTCGGCGTGGCGACCACCAACCAGCCTGCGTCGGGCGGGACGTACACCACCGCCACCGCGGCTGACTACTACCTCGACCCACCCGCCTTCAACCGTTCGCCCGGTTGGCCCGCCAACGCCATCTGCTTCCTACCCACCGGGGCCAGCGGGACGGTGGTCAAGTTCTACACCGCCACCTTCGGCGCGGAGATCACCGGCACCTTCGGCTTCCCGTCGATCCCGTCCGACATCAGCGCGATCGCCCTGACCCTCGCCGTATCGTCCGCCCGCGAGCGCGGAGCGGGCGGTGGCGACACGGTCACCGTCGGGATCGGTGGCGAGCGGACCTTCGAGCGGGCGCTGTCCTACAAGGACCGGCTCACCCTGGAGAAGTACCGCATGATGCTGGCCGCCTGATGGCGTGGTCCGACGTCCAGACCACCTACCACGCCCACCTCGTTGCCGCCGGTCTGCTGGTCACGCCGACCATCACCAGCATCGTCCGAGGCGAGCCGTCCGCCCTGACCACGGTTCCGGTCCTGGCCTACTGGTGGGGCGGCCGACGCCCGTCGATGTTCGGCGGCGCGACCCTCTCATCGGCCTCGACCGACGAGGCGCTGGTCACCACGCTCTACGTCCCCGACGGGATCCGGCTTCCGAACCGGAACCAGACGGTCGAGGACTATATGCGGGAAGTCATCCAGCAGATCCACACCCGAGTCCTCGGCGACGCGCACCTCGGCGAGTTCGCCATCGGCATCGACATCGACGAGTTGCTGTCGGTGTCGGCTGGCTGGGCGGTCCTGAGCAACACCACCGCCCGGACTGCGACCTTCACCTGCTGGGCGGCGATGGTCGACCAGCACACGATCGCCAACTGATGGGCGTCGTCAAGGGAGGCCGTGGGAAGAACGCGGTCGAGGTGGACGTCCAGCTGTATGGGTTCTTCTTCACCGGCAACCCGATCGGCCGCCTCCACTTGAACGTCTACTCCATCCTTCGTGAAGAGGGCCTGGTGGGCGTGAACATTGCCAAGTCTGCGCTGGCTGGCAAGCAGCGACAGCACGGCGGCGGCGGCATCAGCGGCATCTCGTTCAGCGACGTCATCCTCGCCAACAACATCACGGCCCAGCCCATGCGGATGAAGCGCGGCCGGGCCAAGTTGGTCGTGTCGGGCACCTACGGGCACCAACCCTACGCCCGCTACTACAACCGCTGGATCGACGACGCCAGCACAAACCGCCCTCGGGGTGGGTTCCGCGGCTACCGCATCTACCGAGAAGCCGCCCGCGCCGTCCAGTCGCACATCAACGGGCGGATCGGGCCGATCTCCCGCAAGCTCGTGGAAGGACTCACCTAGATGGTCAAGGAATCAGGACTCGCGCACGCGCTGTTCGTGGACGGCTACGACCTGTCCGGCGACACCGGCAGCGTGGACACCATCGCCCTGCGCCGCAACGCGCTCGACGTGACCGGCATCGACAAGTCGGCCACCGAGCGGATCACCGGACTGGTCGACGCCGAGCTCGCCTTCTCGTCCTGGTTCAACCCGTCCGTCCTCCAGGAGCACGTCGCCCTCTCGGTCCTGCCCGCCGCCGACAAGCAGGTCATGTACTTCGCCGGCGCGACGGTCGGGGCCAACGGCTTCGCCTTCGTCTCGAAGCAACTCGACTACGCGCCGAGCCGCGCCGCCGACGGCTCGTTGGCGATCAAGGTCCAGTGCGTCGGCTCCGATGGCAACTGGCCCCTGTGGGGCGACATGCTCACCACCGGCAAGCAGGTGTTCACCGGCGCGGCCAACGGCACGAGCGTCGACTACACCGCGGCCTCCACCACCTTCGGGGCGGCGGCCTTCCTCCAGGTGTTCGCCTTCTCGGGCACGAGCGCCACGTTCACGGTCGAGGACTCGGCCAACGACAGCACCTTCGCCGCGATCACCGGCCTCGGCTTCACGGCGGCGACCGGGCGGACGACCCAACGGCTGGCCACCGCCACCGGAGCCACCATCCGCCGCTACGTCCGCATCGCGGTCACCGGCACCTTCTCCTCCTGCACGGCTGCGGTCCTGTTCCGCAAGTTCGAGGTCGCGCAGAGCTAGCCCTCGTCAGTTAGGAGTCGCCTCCAATGGCCAAGTCCAGCGGTATCACCACCACCCTGTCAGTCGACGACAGCGCCGGCTCGCTGAAAGACATCAGCACCTCGGTCCTGTCGTTCGATGTCTCCACGCCCCGCGGCAGCGCGGACATCACCGGCCTGGACAAGAGCGCAAT